CTCAGGAGGATAACCTCCTCTAACGTCTAAAAGGTCGTTAGCCTTTCAAACCCCTGGTCCTAGGACCAGGGGACCCAGCCAACCTTATAGCTTAGGAGTCCATCACGAGGAATAACACCCTCGCGACGCATACGGCCCCCTTCCGGGGTTCCGTAATTTCCCGTGCCATAGGTCGCACAAGCTAGTACTACCTGGGCCTCAAACCGATCGAATGGGATTACTCTCATCCGGTCAGGTTTCAAGGCCCTGATGTACCTGATATCGTTTCTTGTTCGTGTGGTCCACCGTTCTTCGTCGTCATAGATGACAATGTCGCCAAGGTCTTTTGGACCCCGGCAAGATCGTACCCTTGTAGGGATACAATCAAGAACAGCAAACCAAGCACGCCTGCTGATCGGACTGCCCGCGAAGGCAAGCCGGTCGGCAAGATGGCGCAAGCCATTAGCAAGAGCGATATAGTCTTGAGGTCCATTTGGTAGCTCCTTGAGGTAGTAGGGACGAACCGGTTTCCCGGCAAAATAATCGCCCCCGCAACTCTCTCGGAACGGGACATCGTCGAAATAAGATTTCTCCGCATTCAACTCAAATCCCAGAAACTCAAGACACGACTTCAGAGGACGAGCAACATCGGTTTTAACGATGATGTCGTCGCCGAACACGAAAACGTCGATGCCTAATTCTCCTAAGCCGCCACACTTTCGTGCGACGGCACAGGATATTGCACCGAAAAGTATCGTTTCGAGCTCGAACGTGAAGCCGTTACCCATACTCGAGAACTTCTCGAGCACGACCCAGTAAGGTTTTGCTTCAAGATCGGGGACAAGTCCCTCCTCCTGCTGCATCAAGGTCTTCTTTGATCTAAGATCATCGAGTGCCTCGAACCATAACTGAGGTAGCAAGACTTTGACAAGAGTCTTAGCTACGGTGTCGCTTGCATTTGAGAGGTCGAGAGTAGCAAACTCTCGAGAGACAGAGGATGCCTCGGCGACCCGCCGATGAACATCTTGTGCTCGATCTAAGTCCCAACCCGCATAAGGCAGAAGAATGGGCTTCCCGTCCTTTCGGACGATACGACCATCAACCTTCTTATAACGGGGTCGCCTTGCTAGGCGCCGCCTCAGCTCTCTCCCGAGAGCGAGTTGATAGAAGACGTTAATCGACGGCTCTACAGCTATCGATCTATCAGTCTTCGCGGTTTTAGGCACCGTTGTGAAACGATTGCCCGGGACGAAAGAAAACTCTCCGAGACGTTGCGCATGAGCTGCGCCCCACTGAGTACCTAACCACCATGGTAGGTACCAAATGGCATCTCGTGTCAAACTAGGGTCGGTAGACATTTTGTCGGGTATGGTGGTCTTCCCGCCACGGTTCGAGAAAGTCGCTCCTGGTCCAAACCTGCCCTCCTCGCGGAAGTCAGGCCCGTAACCTATCCAATCAGAGATTATTTTCCGAACTTCAGCCAGAAAGGCTGAGATCGCAGCGTCTCGATCGTCAAAAAGACGGTTTTCATCGAGGTATCGCTGAAGTCTCTCATTGGTTTGATAGCACTTCCGTTCGCCCTCCCACCATTTCTGGAGGGCAGCTGCACGCTTGTCGATGCTACTTGGCAGGTTTTCCAACTTGCGCAAGATAGCTCCGGCAGCGGCATCACGGGCGTAACGGTCGCCATCAAGGTACGATCTTGGATCTGGACTTATGTCCAAAAGCCCGTCATAGTCACCATAGCGCAGTTTGATGGCTGCGCTAAGGGCTATAGGCGTCTCTAGGTCCTCTAACAGGAGAGAAACCGCTCGCGTCACTTCATTGGGCAACGAGCTCGACATAATCATTGACCCACCTCCATGGGATCCGGCCCAAGGTCGATCCGTTCAGAACGAACGAATTCGATCTTATTAGGCCAAATCTCACGAAGGGCTTCTTTCTTAAGACGGTCGTGAGACCGCCCAGAGATTGAAGTACCCATCCAGTACACTGCACGAAGCAGTGTGACTTTAGACGCTTTCAACGGAACGGTGGCATCCCACTCGGCCGTCTTAAAGTCTGCGTCCTTATACCACTGGACATACTGGTCGATCAATCTACCTTTTCGGTAGGTTCGAACGATTGCGGTAGGCCCGTTGTACGGGACGTAATACAGAGAGACAGTTAAAGTGAGATTCATCGAGAACTCCGAATGAAAGGGTTTAGATAGGAAGGTGCCTCGGTACTTCCGACTTACGTCGGAGCGTACCCAGCGGCAGCTGACTGCTTCACGAGAACGGCGGCTACCAGGTTGTGAAACTGGTAGATTTCGTTCAAGGTTGCAGCCGGGATGCCCTGCGGCATGGTGATGATCATGTCAGCGACCATCCGATCCTTGGCACTGAAGAGCGTCGTGGTCGAGTCCTGAACGGCATACGGATAGACGAAGTTGAACTTCATCTGCCGTGCCGTCTTTGGACCGTTCCACGTGCTCCACAGCTTCAAGGTCTGACGGAGCCCAACGGGCAACGCCGAGTTCGCACCAGTGTCCTGGCGCCACACGGCGGGGGAACCATCACCCCCAGAAGCCGACAGAGCATCATAGATGATGTCGGTAGTACCGTCAAATTTCTTGACGGTAATTGAGGCCATTGCTGGCATTTCAGCTCCAAAAAGAAAGGAGAATTGGAGAACCCCATATCAAGCAGCAGCGGACCAACTCTAACGTTTGGTCATCAACTGCGTGAGGACAGAAACGGCGTTTGCACACCGTTGCCAACCCCACAGCCTAAACGGACGCACATGAAGGTTTGCGCCTGTAAGCGCATCTAACCGCTCGAAGTGAACCGCAGACCAGTTTCGGATAGTCTTCGGCGGAACATTAAAGATGTTCGCCTTGATATCCTGAACCTGAGCCTTCAGTCCCCAACAAGCCCACGGCTGTGTAACCGTGAGTCCGAAGAAGTCAGTTCCTTGGGAAAGGAACTCTCCTACGTTAACGAACCAGTCTACGACGAAGCTGAAAGGAATCAGCTCCCATACGACTGTTGCTGGGTTGACTAAACCCAACTTGTTCGCGAGATATAGGTTCGGATTGTCAATCGAAACCGTACATCCCTGTTTGGCAAAAAGTACACCACGCGACTCCTGGTATGTATAAATACCAGAAGCGATCGTTCCGTCCAGAAACTTGACGAAACGATCATTTCTCGCCTGACCCCTAGGACTTATGGTCTTTATTGGGGTCTGAAAGTGGTTGACAGCTGAATAGATGTCGTCGATTAACGGCTTCCATCCAAAGCTATACTCTAGCCAATTGTTAGCAAGAGTCCTTAATGGATCCTTGTAACTCTTCATGCCACGGATCACATCCTTTCGGTTTGTGATACCAATGTCTTGAAGGGCTGAATAGAAGTCTAGCTTCCTCATATGACGGCAGAACATGATCAATTGCTCGATCCTGCTCACCATCATTCCCATCGACTGTCGGTACTCTGCCAAGTTCACAGCGAACTGTGCACTATCGGACACTTCAGACACTAGCTTTGCGTACGATGAAGCTTTCACAGCATCATACGGCGCAGCTGTACCCACATTGGGTACCATAGCGGCATTCCCTGGTCCGAAGAAGCCAGACGGAAAAGTCGACTGATTTGGGTCTCCGGAAACACCTTTCGGTGTCGCCTTATCTATGAAATAGATAAGACCTCGATCAATAGGCTTCGCCTGTTTGTACTTCCTTTGGTCCAGGTATATGTCGCGGGTACTTTGGGTTGTCACGAAGGGTCCTGTATAGGGGGCTACCAATTTAGCCTCCTATGCGCTCGTTCAAAATAGAGAGCGCTTTCACCAGTTACAGCTGGCATATCTTGCCTCCTAATCGGTTCCGCCGTAAGAACCATGAGCATCGAGCTCAAGGTCCTCCTCGAAGGAATCAAGCTCCGTGTCGACAATACCGAAAACAACGGTATTACCGAGCGCGGCAGAGAGGATCATCCGAAAGATATCACGGAGGGGAAAGGCATATTCGTCATGGTTTACCGTGACGTATGCTACATCGTCAATGACTTCGACACTGTTACCAGAGCCGTCGTCACAAACGACCCCATCGTTCTCTTTCATGATGACACTCCTTTAGGGCAAGAGATTTCCTTCTCGGAATGCAACTTCAACCTAGGTCTGGTTGACGCCGAGTCGAGGGTTTACAAAACCCAGAAGGGTCCCCGTGAGG